TAGCAGGGGACAGTACTTATGCTGCTGTGTTCTCATCTTTTTCACCGGATGCAATAGGTACTATGCAAGTCCGACTAACAGCACCAGGACAAATTTACAGCACTGACTTAGTTGCTATACCAGAGCCAAGCGACACAGGTTTATGGATTGCAATGATCATAGCATTTTTTGTAGCATTCAGCTATATGACAATAAAGCGCGGGATATAACCGCATAACCAAAGGATACATTATGCCATACGGAAAAGGAACATACGGAAGTAAAGTAGGTAGACCACCTAAGAAAAAAGCAGTTAAAAAAATGGCTAAGAAAAGGAAGTAATGCCATTTAGTAAATACAGTCCAAAACAGAAGAAGATAGCTAGAGTTGCTGCACCTCGTAACAAAATTACTGGGGCTGACTTCAAAAAACTAAGAAGCGGAAATGCACAGAAAAATATTAAGCGTCGCAAGAAAGCTTGAGAAGGCTTCTAAGGCTCACGCAGGACAAGCTAAGTTACTCAAATCACTCGTAAAGAATGGCAAAAAAAGCAAAAAGCGGGGGTAAGATATGCCCTGAAGGTAAAGCCTGGGCTAGGCGTACGTTTGATACCTACCCTAGTGCTTATGCTAACATGGCCGCATCTAAGTACTGCAAGAATCCTAACTATGCAAAGAAGTCAAAGGGTGGTAAACGTAAAGGAAGATAATGGGTCAACTCAAACAATGGCGAGAACAGAACTGGGTACGCATAGGAACTGATGGAAGTATCAAAGGACCTTGCGGAACGTCTAAGGACAAGAAGAACCCAGACCGTTGTCTCCCTAAGAGAAAGGCTCTTAGTCTCACGAAAGCTGAAAGAGCTAGTACTGCTAGAAAAAAGAAGAAGGCAGGAGCTAGAGGAAAGACAGTCGTTGCCAACACTCCTAGAGCAAGGGTCAGAAGCTAATGAGAAAGGAACATAAAAGTAAAAAAGGAGGACTTACTGCTGCTGGCAGAGCTTACTTCAAGAGGAAGACTGGTTCTAATCTCAAGCCACCGGTTACGGAAAAAAACCCCAAGGGTAAAAATAAAGCTAGGAAGAAATCATTTTGTGCCAGAATGTCTGGCGTAAAGGGTCCAATGAAGGACAAAAAGGGAAGACCAACACGCAAGGCACTAGCCTTGAAGCGTTGGAAATGCTAATTAGAATAATTATAAATAATAAATACAATGAGTAGATTAAGAAGACCGTTTAGAAAAGGCAGTAAGGGTGCATTACTGCAAAAAAGAAAAGGAACAACACTTAGGCAGGATCTAGGTAAAGGAGCAGCGGATATAAAGACTGCTTTTAAAAAAATTAAGGATGCAGGTAAGTCCTTGACTAGGGGAACTAAGGACCTAACAGCAACTAGAGTAATGCAGGGTCCAGCGGCTGGCAGCAGTTTAATTGTCGCTGCTAAAAAACTTGCTCCAAAGAAAAAATTTGTCCCAAAGGTTACAAAGGGAAATCGACCAAAAAATTCACCTGCTCATAAAAACTTAGCAATAATAGAAGCTAATAAAGCTAAAGAAGCTGAAGCAAAAGCTAAATTAGAATCAGGTAAGCCAAAGCGTAGAACCAATGAGTCAATGACTGATTACAGACGAAGAGTTGCCGCGTATTTAAGAGCGAATAAATAATTAATGTCAAGATACGCTACATACGGTAGTCTCGATGACCGCATTGGCCAGGATGGCGATGTAGGTTTTGTTGGTTTTAACAATAGGCTACGTCCTGATCAGCTACAGGCTGGTATGCTTGCTGATGCCCAAAACATCCGTATGGATCGCAATGGACAGGCGCAGGTACGCAGGGGTGTGGATCTAGTCACTGCTCCATTATCTGTTGGTCCTAATGCAATGACCATTCCCTTCTTTATACTTGATGCTACTAAGACTACAAATAACACAGAAATAGTTAGCAATGAATTATTGCTACATTTTGCATCTGCTCATACGTTAGAAGCGGGTGCAACTGCCCAAGTAAAATTAAGTGGACTTAGTGGTGTTGAACCTACAAGTGCAGATGGAAGATATACAGCTACTGTAGTTGATACGGATACAATAAAGCTAACTGACAAAACTTATACACAAGCTGCTAGTGGTAATGTAACTGTAGAAATACCTACATTGGATGATACTACTGTTAATAATATCTACGGCTCTACGGATTTCTCTGATCCAAATCAGGCAAGTACTCAGTACATTATACTAGCATCTAACTCTAAGGCAGTTGGTCTTGATATAGCTAATAATATAACTTTTGATATAGGGTACCCAGCTGCAACAACGTATAGTGCAAGCGTAGACATGATTCAAGCTTTCAACAAGGTATTTGTATTTCAGGGTGGAGTTACAGCGTTAGAAAATAATCTAAGAATATCTACAATTAGTGCAGCTTCTGTTGCTAGTAGTACTGACTTAGTTACTATAACAACTAGCTCTAATCACAATCTATCGACAGGCGATCTTGTTACAATTAACGGAGTATTGGGTGCAGGAACAGATGGAGCATTTACTAGCCTTGACCCAAATGGTTCAAGTAAAAATATTACAAAAACTGGTGATACTACGTTTACTTTTGCCTTAGATGTTGACGGCAATGAAACTTATACAGTTTCTAGTTCTTCTATAGTAGCTACGGACTTTACAAAAGTAGCTAGCGGTACATATACACAGCCAGTTGAGCTTGATTCAACAGGATTTACTATTACTAATGGTCTAGCTACTGTTACTGTTTCGAATACACTTGCTGCTGGGGACAATGTTATACTTACTGCCGCAGGTAGCAGTACACTAACACAAGGGGATTCTTTTGTTGTGTCAGAGGCATCATCATCGGCGTTTAAGTTCTTTGTCAATACAGATGATGTAACTAATCAAACTGATGTTCATTTCACAAAAAGAGTTTCCGTAGGTCTAGGCTTTGTCCATATGCCAGCACCTCCTTTTGCTACTTATCACCAGCGTAGGTTAATTATGCCGTTTCAGTTCTTATCAACTGGTACTGATACATTTGAGACTAGAAACATACGAGATGAGGTCATAGCATCCGATGTAATGGATACAGATACCTATGATCAGGTGTTTGCTCAGTACAGGTTCAACGCAGGTACATCGGACTTCGTGGTAGGACTGCACTCATTTGCTGAGGACAAGCTACTAGTATTTAATCGTAACAGTATTCACATAGTTACTAACACTACTGATTTAAAGGGTGCTAGTACACAAGTTTTGACGGATGAGGTGGGCTGTGTGGCTCGCAAATCTATTGAGCAGGTCGGTAATCAAGTTATATTCCTATCTGATAATGGTGTATACGGAACTCAGTTTTTAGATGAGTACAACCTTCGTGGTACAGAAACTCCTCTTAGCGAGCCAATCAACGAGACTATAGGTAGAATAAACAAGAATGCCCAAGAGAACGCAGTGGCAGTTTACTTCGACAACAGGTACTACATAGCTGTACCCTTAGATAGCTCTAATAATAACAATGCTATATTAATATACAACTTCCTTAACAAGCAGTGGGAGAGCATTGATACAGTCAATGAGTCCAACTACCACGTTAGTAACCTGTTAGTTCTTGGAGATGGGGACAAGCGTGGAGTATACGCAGTGAACGATATAGGTGGTGTTCATAGGCTTGATCACCGGACTGATGGGGTGGATCGAGTCAGTACACAGATAGGTGGAACAGAACAAAGCATACAGATACCAGCTGCATTGACCACAAGGCAGTACACCTTTGGTACCTTGGATCGCAAGCGTTGGAAGGAGTTCGACGTTCATATCCAATCCAGTGATACTAACACCTCTGACCTCAATATTGACTTCGAAACAGAGAACCCTGATGATACAGGAAGTATAGGAACTTTAAGTAGTTTTAGCGATGGAGCGTTGGCTATAGGCGAAGATGTTTCCATCCGTGGTAGAATAGGTAATAGACGAGGTTACGGAATACAATTTACATTTAACAATACAGTAGGTAGACCCATCATACGAGCAATAGAAGTAGAGGGTGCTACCACAATGAGATCAACAAATAAGGCAATATAATGGCAATACTATCAAAAGGAACGGACTTCTCAACTGGGGATCAGGTAACAGCAGCTAAACTGGATGCGTTAGTAGATAACGCAACGTTTGCATCTGGCGCAGTAGATGATTCTACTACAGCCCTTGACGGAGACGGAAAGATTATAGTTAAGGACGGGGGTATAACTTCGGCTAAACTTAACCTAACTGCTAACGTAGGTATTAACACTTCTAGTCCTGAAGCAACCTTGCACGTTAAAGATATAGGAACTACACAGCCTTGTATTTTAGTAGAGGATTCTAGTACTGCAGAAGGTGACATTGCTGTACGCTCAGGCGAGACACTTCAGATGGGGCATTGGAACGGAAGTGCTTTTACTAATCGCTTTCAATTCAACAGTAGTGGAGTGGCAGAAGTATTTGGAACAGATAGCACAGGTAATAGTATATTAATATTAAACTCAACTGGAACGGATGACACATCTGCTCTTATGTTTTCAAATCAAGTTGATGGTGATGATGACGTAGGTCAAATTGGTTACAACCACTCAACTAACACGATGGGATTTAGGGTTAATGCCGCTGAAAGAGCTACTTTAAATGGCACAGGCGTATTTAAGCCAACCTTAGCATTGCAATGTACAGATATTAACTTAATTCATGCATTTAGTGGTGGAACAGGTGTAACTGATGCAACTAATATTGACCACATGTGGTACGATGATACAAATGATGGTTCGACTAAAGGAACTTTTCATTTTGTTGCGGACACAACTTATCACGCTACGGGTAATGCAGATTGCAGGGCTAGGGTATTTACTACAGCCTCGGACCATAGACTCAAAGAAGATATTAAGGACATAGAGGATAGCATTAGTAAAGTGCAATCCCTTAAGCCAGTTAATTTTTCTTGGATAGCAACAGGAGAAAATCAAGATGGATTTATTGCTCACGAAGTACAAGAGGTAGTTCCAGTTGCTGTTAATGGTGCAAAAGATGCAGTTAAAGAAGACGGAACACCAATATATCAAGGAGTGGACCAAAGTAAACTTGTACCACTTCTCACCAAAGCCCTACAAGAAGCCCTTACTAAAATTGAATCCCTAGAAGCTAGAGTAGCTGCCCTTGAATCCTAATGCCGTATAACCGTTTACTTCAGTCCGTACAGGTAGCCCTTGAGAGTAGAACTCAAAGGGATGCACTACTTGCTATGGATGAGGTGGTGGACTTCTGTTTAGAACACGAGAACGGCAAGGTATTTGATGGTTGGGACAAGGAACTAATACGTCTTATGGTAGCCTATCACTGGGCAAAGAAGACTATCATTGTTCACTACAACGATGAAGATGATATACGGGGTGTATTCATGTGGTATAATTGTAACGAGGACGATGGATGGGACTTTATAAATAGCTGGGAGGCTGACAGGGAGGACGGAGATAGTATATTCTTAGCCTTTCTATTTGCCGAAGGTAAGGACGCATTCAAAGAACTTACACAGGACTTCTTATCACGTTGCCCGGAGGCACTCGAAAAGAAGAAACTAGGTATTAGGCCACGCAACGGTATGCCAACACGCGTTACATACGACAACAGACTTTTTAAAAAAATATTAAATAATTAAGTATTATGGGTAAAGGAAGCACAACAATACAAGCACCAGATCCAGTAGATCCAGGTTCAGCACAAGGTGAATATCTATTTGGTAGAGGCTTTGGAAGTTTTCAAGGTGTTACGGACCCTCGTTTACAACAGCGTATACTTGGTGCAGAACAAGCTTTTCGTCCGCAGTACACTGCTCTTGAGCTTGCGGACATTGGAACAATGGCTCGTGGTATTAAGGATCCAAAACAGACTGCTGAATACAAAAAATTACAAGCAGAATTAGCTGGATTACAGTCAGGTAAAGGAGTAAGTGGCAGTGAAGCTAACAAACTTGCACGTGCCGCTGCGGGACCAAAGCCACAAAAGACTATTACTGTTAAATACGGTCGTCGTGGTCGTGGTGGAGGAACTAGGGAGCAGAAAAATCCTAATTACGAGAAGGAACTAAAGGCTTATAATGCAGAGATTTCTAAACTAACTAAGTCCCTTGGAGGCAACAGAAAAGCTCAAGCTTCTCAGATCAAAGCACAAATGCGTGGTCTTGAAAAGGCAGGAGGAACTGATGGATTATTTGATTTACTAGAGGAGTCATCAATACGTGCTGCTGATCTACAATCAAAGCAACTGGGACAACAGAGAGCAGCTGATGTCGCTGCCTTGCAGGATTTTTCTCGACCAGTTGTTGAGGCTTATCGTGCTGCTGATAAAGAAAGCACTGGGTTGGCAGAGTTAGCTACGGCAAGAGCTGGTCGTGAGACTGGACTAGGAGCAAGGGGTCGTGGACTCCTTGGAAGCAGGGTACAATCCGCTAGTGCCGCTGAAAGAGCTTTACAGAAGCGTGGTATGTCCGACGTCAACGCACGTCGCGAAGCTGCTAGTGCTGCTGAAAGACAACTACAAGAGATGGGTATGACCCTTGGTGACCTATCTCCTACGGAGCAGGAGGCATTAATATCAGCTAGAGGCTCTGAGTTCATTCAGTCCACAGGTGAGCTTTCACCACTGGAACAAAGACGCGCACAGCAGTCCGCAAGACAGGGTTCTCTAGCTC